CTTGTAGGTCTGGGATCAAATATTAAAGGATTTTTTACGAAGGCAACCTCCATAAATTGAGTAAGATTTTTCTCTCTGTAACTACAAATACCGACACTTCCATCACTATACGCAACTTCAAATGTTCCTGAAGTAGGAAATCCAACAGTTGAATCTACATCTACAATTGTTTGTCCAACACTAACACTACCACCTGATTGTCCTGTAGCATTTCCAATAACTTTAGTACGTGCATGAGGTGTAAAGTTACCATACATTGCCTCACTAGAACCTTCAAAATTCTGTGTGTATGAACTATCAATACTTACTTTATAAAAAGTATTAGTTAAAATACCAACACTAACCCTCTCAATATTTGATACTGGTGCATATGCTTCACTAATATTTTCATAAGTATCTTGAAATAATGTTTTATTAATTAAATCCTCTGGATCCCCTAATATTGGTTCTACAACAAGATCTCTAGTCCTTCTCCAATTAGCATTAGATGGGGAAATAAGAAATTCTTTTGGCCTTATAACATTAACTTCTTCATCATATAATGCTTTAAATAATATACTAAAAGATTCATCAGTTCCTCTAACACCATAAAGATCTTTTGTATGTCTGAGGAAATGTGCTTGTAAATTATTATCAAGATCAACTCCTTCCAATCTTGGAGCCAATTGATGACGTATTTTATTTAAAAACTGCTCTAAAAATAAAATACTTAAATTTTGTACTTTAGCACCTTTTTTATGAGGAAATGCTCTAGTAGAAGCAAAAACTAAATTTTCTAAATCATCTTCATTCTCATAAGATGATATTCCACTAAACCCTCTTTTACAATTGCTAAATTTTATAATATTCTTACTTTCATATGTAATAATTTCATCATCGATTTTTAACAATCCCCAAGTATCAGGGAATCCAATAGTACCAGTTCCACCAATTTGAAGACTTGCTAATGTAATTTCTGTATCATTCTCATCAATATCTTCACCCAATATAGATTCTTTAACATACTTACCATTTTCAGATATCTTTAAATACTCATCAATATTTTGAATCAAATCAAGAGTACCACCTTGAACTTCTTGTCCAAAATAGTATTGCGTTAAAAATTCACCAATTAAAGGAAATTCCTCCCTAACATAGGAAGGTAATTGGCTCTTTACAATTTTACTAAATGGTATCTTTTTTGTATCTAGCATATCTAATTTCTTACAAGACTTCCATTTCTGTAACTAGGAGTAACAACGTAGTTTGATCCTGATGGGTCAAGTCCAGAACTAATTTCATCAACAACCATCTCAACACTACTTGTATCTAGTTGTAAATAAAGATCCTGTAATCCAATAACATCATTTGATTCAGGAGAGATGGATATTTCCATAATCTGTTGTCCAGATTTTAATTTTCCTGAAGTGATATTAATAGGATTTAATGTAATGCGACCTTTTTTATAATCAATTTTTCCAACATTCCTTTTTCTAAGAATTGGTGTTGTTCCATCTGCAGAAGATAAGGAGAATAAGTTAATAGTTCCAGTTTTCTTATCACTATAAGGTATATCATATAAGTAAACTGTTTCATTAATATCAGCTACCTTAAAACCACAAGTTCTAATATTATATCCTTTCATAGAAGAAATATGTAATTCATTACCAAAATCAATTGCATATTCTGCAAAGGTATTCAATGCTAATCTAAGATCTCTTCTCATCTGAACAGTAGTAATATTTGAAGTAACAGATTGGTGACTTTGATCAATAACTTTCAATAGTTTACTATATTTGAACCTTGCACCATATCTATTTAGCTCACTTGATTCAGCGTACTTTGTGATATTATTTTGAACAATTGTAGACACTGCAGCTGCATTAGGTGCTGCACCAGTGTTATAATAAACTTTACTATCAACTTCTAAGAATAAGTATTTAAGATCTAATATTTCAGGTACAATTCCAGCAACAGCATACTTTTTAAGGTCTCTTTTAATATTCTGTTTAATTGCATTTGAAACATAATCACCAGTTCTTGGTTTAATACTAATGAAAACCTTTCCAAATTGAGGTGGAACTAATTCTTCTCCACCAAATACAGAGATAGATTCTGTTTCTGGATATATCTTACTAGGAATTAGAATTTCATAGTCATTAGCAGTTAATGCCCTGTTCTGAGTGGCATACATCTGTGGTGCATACTTTCTAACGGAATCAACACTTTCAATGGGTTCACCGCCCGATGAGGCACTATCAGCAGTGATTAAGGAAACACCGTTGGTAATGTTATTTACAACACCATTTTGAATATATGTTAATCTACCACTAAAACTAAAATCGGCAATACCATCTGCAGAATCTGCATTAGTTGTAATATAAGTTGCATTAATTTTATCAGAACCTTCTAATCTTTTTCCAAAAATACCATCACCAAAAATCAATTCATATCTTTCATCAGCAATTTCTTGTACAAAATAGATATTTGACTTTGAATTTATTGTAGATCCTGTTGTTGGATGAAATAGATCATCTTGTTTTGAATAATTTATTTGTGTTGAAGAAGAATTACCAACTTTAACTCTTAATGTGTCAAGATCTACACCAGCATTCTCTAAAATAAATTTTTGCTCTAAATTTGTTCTATCAACTTCATAATTTTGCTCTACAACAGTACCTTCATATACTTCTACACCAAAAAACTCAGCAAAACCATCTTTAACGGTTACTGTTAGGTCTTCAGTGATACAAAAAACATAAGATTGATCACCAAACTGATTTCCTGAAGTTACTACAGGGCCTTTCTTTAAAGTAACAGCTGCTGGAGTATTACCAATACCACTAGTTAGATCTACAAAGAAGTTAATTTTGGTTCTGGATGATTTTCTAGATCTAGGTGTATAACCAATGTTTCTTGCAAGTGCAACAACATTTTCTCTCAATGTCGCACTATCAATAAAACACTCATTAGATACCATGTTGGCATTGTATGAGTTAATATACGTGTTATATGCTAATACATCAATAATCGTAGACAAGTTAGACCCTTCAAAATCATAATCCGTAAAATCGGAGTTAGATTTTAGATAATCTATAATTGTTATCTTAATTTGATCAAAATCAAGATTAGTAAAGTTTAAAAGAGCCATTTATCGTGTCGGTAACAAGACGAATTCTAATTGCTGTGGGGGAACGTCAATTCCTGTAATTCTATAATTAATTGTTACGTCAAATTGGTTATTATCATAATCTGGATTAATTTCAACCTCTTGTAATCTAACTCTAGGTTCAAAGTTCTTAATTGAGAGTTCGATTTCCTCTTTAATCTGTATTGCTGATATTTCATCAATGTTTTCAAATAATACTTTTGAAATATTTGAACCAAAGTCAGGATTAAAGAATTTTTCTCCAGGAGAGGTAAATATTATGTTTCTGAGAGAACGAGCAATAGCAGCTTCATTTTTCAATGTTATTAAGTCATCATTCAAAGGATTTGCCTTAAATGACATGCTTAAATCTTTAAAACTTCTACTAACTCTTTCTACAGGCACTAGAATACGGCAATTATGTTTTATTTATTAAGGATTCGTGACTAGAATTCTGTTAAAACAGTGTAATCACTTTCATAATCAAGTCCATCATCCTCATCTTTCTTATAAATCTCTGTTTCCACGACAAAATCTGACTTTTTTGGAGTCAGTTTATCGTTCGAGATCTCACGAAGCATCTTTTTTTCCATTTTTTTTCTTTTTTACAAGAATTATATATTATTTAGTCAACATCCTTCCGAATCGTGCAAAGTTCCCTCTTCATCATCGTATGATGCTATCTCTGGAGGGAGTATAACGCTTGATACTAGTTCAAATTTTGGTTTTTTCTTCCGATATACCTCTACAGCTGACTCGCATGAAGAACAAGTGAGGTATGTAACCATATCATAGACAATATCTTCCTCTGGAAGGTCTTCTGATAGGTCATTATCACTTCCCCAGATCAATTCTGAGTTGCAGTGCCAGCATTTCATGGTGTCCAACAGGTAACGGTTAATTCAATGGAGCCATCGTCCATTTCCCACTCTTCCTGAACCTCATATCCATCCTCTTTTACGGTAGAATGGATGAGCATTCGGGCATATTGTTGATTTACCTTATCTATAAACCTTTTTACTGGAACATTTTCACTCCAAGTCTCCAAATCCGTTACTAATTCATAAGAATTTGTATTAGAATTAAGTCTAAACCCAATGTCTTTGGCAATTGCAAGGTCTGCATTGACAATTTGGTGATTTTTACCATGAGCACCACTAACTTTTAGGTCTTTATTCTCCTCAACCGTGTATTGAAGGAGTTCAAGTGCCTTAACTAGTGGTTCTTTGTGTCTAATTTCCGTTTTGATTGTCGTGAAGTGTGACATTTTCCTCGGTTTTGGTTGTGTTGGGGTTATAATATTGAGGTTTAAACAATTTTTGCGTTACCTTACCTAATTTATCATCAACTGAACGTGTAAGATGTTCACATTCTTGTCCAACAGCACCAATAACCTCTTCAGTTACAGTGCCATCTTGTCTTATAGTGAATTTTATGGTGTTTTGCTTCATTTTTGCACCTTTACTTCAGCTTTTTCCTTAACAACTTTCTCTTGATGGTATATATTTTCTACATTTTCCTCTTTTTCAGTCCAAGGAATGCTATAATCCCATGTTTGTTCGGTATCAAACGTCTCTGAAGGGTTTCCTCGACATATTTTCTTCATATTAACGTGAATTTCGTCTCTTTTAAAGGTAGGATTAGGTGTAACCGTCCTACCAAGCTCCACATATTCTAAAAATGGTGTTGATTTTGGTTCCACAACGGGAACATGTACTTTTTCTTTAGGCATGATTAGAAATTTTTAGGGTGAGTAACGACATCTCCATGAATTTCGCCAATATCATCAATGTGAGCATGGTCTACATGATCTATATGTTCAATATGACCATGATCAATACTAATATGAGCACCACTCTCTAGAACTGTTGCAATTCTTTCGAGGGCATCCGCTATTCTATCGGCAGGAGACGAAGAAGAGGTCATTTTCCTTGACCTCTGTATTTCTTCTTGACACCATTACGAGAAGTTGCGGATAGTTTCGTTCGAGCCGAGCGGCCTTGACGAGTCTTCTTACGGACACTCTCTACAACTTCAACTGAACCCCATGATCCAGATTTGGTTTTAACAGGCATTTAAATGTTCTCCTTAAATAACACGAGTTTTTTCATGACCGACACGAATACGAGGATCGCACCAGATCTCTTCACCATTGTCCTTAGCATCAAGACAGAATGAGACATCCTCACCACACATGTCTTGTACATCACCAGAC